CCCACACAAAAAGTGACAATTGGCTGATAAGTTTGAGTAAAAGTAACAACGGCAGACGATGTTGAAATCGCAGTTGCAATCGCTGCCGTTGTATCATTAAAGTTTTTCATCGGCAACAGGTTTTAAGGCGTTCTCATACGCATTGATAAGAACCTTGATTTCATCAAGTTGCATCAACAAACTGGCTTGTTGTTGTTGGAGTTGCTCTAATCGTTGTTGCAAATGTTCCATTATGCTTCTTCTGTTACTTCCGCAACGGGTTCTTCAACTAGAACGGGTGCAATACTCCAAGTGTAAGTTGCGATGTTTGCATAGTAAGTGTCAACGCCTAATACCTCATCGGCACTTGGGTCATTTACTGCTAATACACCACGCCAAAAACTTGATGCGATTACAACGCCATCCTTTACAACATCCGTAGTTTTACGAACTTCAATCGAACCATCGGCTTTTACATTGAAAGCACTGATGTAAATTATTTCTTCTATCATGATTTTTATTTTTTATACGAAGTAGGTGAGTGATGTGTACAGGTAACGGCCTGCTCCCGCAGAATGAGCAACGCCACCAAATGATGAATTAGAGCCACTCGCTTCAATGAAAATTGTTGTTGGGGAAGATACATTTACATACGATGCTACAGATGTTCTTCCTGCGGTAAAATCAAAAAGTTCAAGAATTACAGCACCAACCCCACCTGTAAATCCACACGAAAATGGAAGACCTGTTATTCTAACGCCACCCGCTGCACCTGTTGTATTGACATTGTCAAATATTACATTTACGGTAACTTGTCTACCTATTTTGGTGTATGTTCCAGTAGTGGTTACAGGTGTAGTTGGGTTACTAACGGTTCCCGTCATAGTCGCAGTAAAAGTCCCCTCCTCGTAATCATCCAAAGCGTTAGCGGCTGCGGTGTCTCCGTTGAAGGTTAGTCCGCCCGTAGGTAACCAACGACCTACTTCTGCTAATCCCGAACCCGAATTGGTTTGGAAAGTAATGTAAGAGTCGGTACCAGCAGTATTCCTACCGCCACGAATAACGGCTGCACCATCTACTCCCGTAGTGTAACCCGACTGAAGCACAATATCTACTCCCGTAGGTGCTACGTTTCCGTTTGGGTTATTTAAGCGCAAAGCCACTTCGTTAACGCCTGTTCCCGCAGTTGTGCTTTGTAATTTAGCCAAAGGCGAACTCGTTCCTATACCTACATTTCCATTAGCGAGGATGGTTTGAACAAAAGAGTTATTTGTTCCAAATTGCAATGTGCCATTTTCTTGGTTTACAATAGATGAATTTAAACCCGATTGCCTAATGTAAGTGCCATCATTTGCAGTAGAACCTTGTGCAGAGTCGGTAATAATAATTCGTGAATCAGATGCTGCATTAATGTGCAAATTGTAGGCAGGAGTATCCGTACCAATACCAACACGACTTGTCGACATAGACATTGGTGCATCATTGCCCAATCCATCACTCAAGTATTTTGCCGTTGCACTTAACGGTCCATTATCGCCTACCTTAATCAAGGCGTCGTAAGTTGTTGCGGGGGTTAAACCCGTTAAAGAAGTTCCCATATTTATAAATTCCAAAATTCGTTAATAGTTTCCCACTTCTCGGTAATAAGTTGCCATTGACGAGTGCCAACTGCAAACCCATATTGAGAGCGATTAATTCCAACGCCTAATCCTATGCCTTGTCTCATATTAATATCCGATTACTGAACCAGCAGAGATGACAAAGCCCGTGATTTTTGAAGAACCACCAGCGGGAAGATATGCACCTTGTACAAAAGTGATTGATGTCATTCCACGACTTGAGAGTACATTCACTCCGTCAACGCTGAATGATGTGAACACGGTGTTCTCTTGAACAACAAGAGCGGAATATCCGACTCCTGTCACCGTTGATGCGGAATGATACTTGAAGCCATCGCCACCAGCGATAATACTTGTTGAATTGCTCATTGTATGTAGATTTTTTCGTTTAGTGTTGGGTTATATTCATTCTCGGTGAATGATTTTTGTACTTTCAAAAGACCTGTCTCACACAAAACACCTCCAGCAGTTGATACACTATATTCGTGTTCTCCTTCCAAAAGGGTTGCAGTAGTGCCTTCAATGAACTGAAATTCATTGTAACGCTCTTTGTGTGCAGATATGTCAGTCAAGGTTCTTGTGACGATGGTTTCGGTTTGGCGATGAGTAAAGGTGAACACATAGGATGCAGCACTTGCCTTCTCCGTCAATGTAACATACCAATTCTTTGTCTGCCCTTTGTTAATAACCAACATCAAAACAAAATAGCGATGAGAATTTTTTGTAACAAAAAAGGGAGAGCAATTGCCCTCCCTCTTTCTCCTATGAAAACACGAATCAATTAGATACCTAAACTGGTAACAACTGATGCCTGTAATTTGTAAGGGGCTTCCGCTTCAATCGCTGACAAGGTAACCTCATATCCATTTGAATCACCCATAGCAGTACCTGTGTTGGCAACCATAGCGGTCACATCACATCCGTACTCCTTACCGACCAAGAAATACTCATCGTTGTTGTTTTTCACGATGCAGAAACATCTGCCTTGTGCCAACAATTTCATTTCATTTCTTTTGGTGGTTGACAATCTGCGAAGTTTGAAAGCAACATCCGACTGGTTGAAGGATGTGCCATTCTCTACACTCACATTTGTGGTGATTACCATTGATCCAGTTGCTTTTGGAAGTTCGTAAGTATACACGCTACCACTTGCAACGCTTGTTGCGGTAACTTCTCCACTTGCAACGGTGAATCCTGAAGTTGCCCAGTTAATCAAGTGGATGCTTTTGATGCCACCAACTGCATCTTTGCAGTCAAGGGCGAATCCTGAAGTAAGTAAACAAGGCATATCTTAATGGATTAAAGGGTGAAGTAAACGATTTCTCCGGGGAAAGCAACCTGAACACCAGCTTTGAAAGTGAAACGAACTCGTACTTCATCGTTGTCAATAGAGTACCACATCTTCACTTCTTCTTGCTCGTCAATCAAGTCAGTTCCCATAAAGAAGTTTGACAAAGAACCAGCAACAATCTTGCTTGTACCATTCAAACCACCTACGGCAATCAACTTCATATTTGTACCGGGGTAAACCATTTCCATAGTTTGTGCAGCATCTGCAACATAATGGAACAAGTTAGCGTTCTTCAAGTTAACCAACATCAACTTGTAAGCATCAATTCCCAAGAAGCAAACCAAGTCATCCTTCTCTGCAACGGCAGCGGGGATGTTAGCATACACTTGATCCAAGATGTCATCAATGTTTGCAGCGGTGATTGAAGTGAAAGTGGTTGGAGCAGCGTTAGCCAATACTGGAGACGCAGCAGCGATGATTTTGTTGAAACCATCAAAACGGCTCAAGTTAGGGTTACCACTTGCGGTGTCACCTTGCCACATTGCAGTTTCCAAAGTTTGTGCAATTACGGCAGCTTTTTCAGCACCGATTTGCTCTTCAAAGGGAACCATTGTTGGTGAACCGGGCATAATTTGGGTTTGCATCCATTTGGCTTCCAAAGTTTTTGGACACAAAGTTTCTTCAACTTTTACTGCACCAACGGTGATATTGCGTTGAGTGAAGGCAGTTGTACCTGATGGGTTGTAACCACAACCATCGGCTTGGAAGAAAACGGTTGAAGCAAGAATGTTCAAAGCAGATGCTGATTTAACACCTACCTGAACTTGGTTAGCAGATTGCAAAGTTGAAGAAGTTTTGCTTCCGAACAATGCTTTAACCAACAAGTCAGTTGACTGCTCATTGGTGTAGTTAGCGAGTGATCCTACTGAAAATGACATAGTTTTATTTGTTTATAGAGTTTTTGAATTTTTTAAGTGCTTCAAAGCGGTCGTTCTTTTTTGTAGATACAGGTGCTTTCAAGGGTTCTTCGCTTGGCAAGTCAGCAACCTTCTCAATCAGGTCAATCGCTTTGCTCATAGCTTCTTTGTGTTTGATGTTTGATGCAGTCAATGACTCAACCTTTGCAGACAATTCAGCGATGGCAGATTCCAACTTGGAAACAACATCATTGAATGCACTAACGGTTGCGAACTCTTCGGCTTCAATTTCAATCTCAACTTGGGGTTCAACGATTTCGGTAACGAAACCGCCTTCAGTTGTAACCAACAAACCACCTTCAACCTCGTGGGTTGCATCAGGTGCTGGAATGTTTCCTTCGGCAGTTTGAACGAAGATGGCAGTTCCTACCGCCAATTCGCCTTCCCACTCAATGATTGTGCCATCGGTCAAGGTAGCAGTTGCCATCTCAACTTTGACTTCTTCGTCCGAAAATCCCAACATCGTGCGGATTTCTTTCAATGTTTCTTTTGCGTTCATTTGTATAAAATTAGAGTTTATGTTTCGGTGTTGCAATTTTACTTGCCGTTCCACTTGGAAAGGACTTCTTTCAATGCCTCAAGTATTTGTTCGTCTTTGTCTTCAGGGAAATCAAAAACCCCCTCAACGGAGAATCCTTTGAACTCACCCTCTTTGACTCTTGCCCACACATCTTCATTGTCTACAAGGTAGGAAACAAACCACGATCCGTCAGCAACCTCATCAAATCCCTTCGGTGGCATCACGCCTCTCTCTCGGTCAATGATGTATGATTCAAACAAGCTCACACCATCCATTATCGGAGTGCGGTGATGGGCATTGACTGCATCGTACTTGTTACCCCTTGCCCATTTCTTGGCAATCTTGAATATGCTTTCCTTGTCAAATACCACATAGTATTCACCACGAATGTCATCTCTGCGATAGATAGGAAGGTCGGCAATCATCGCTGCTCCAGTTACGATTCGTTTCTCCTCGTCTTGGATGGCAAACTTTTGACCTTCTACCTTTAGGATTCTTTCACACCAACGGAGCATCTCTTCACCACCCCATAGCAAATAAGATATAGTTCCACACGCTTCGGTGTCATCGGGGTTGTAGTATTCCTTCGCACGACTCAAGAAGGAGTAAGTGCGTTCAATCGTTTCAAGTGACAGGTTCTCACGGTTAGCAAGTTGGTTTGCTCTTGCTTTGCCTACCAATGTCGCACACTCGTTGCCTATCTTCTCGTTCAATTGCATTCCACGGATGGCATTGTCAACCGCTGCCTGTGGGTAATCGTTTTGAAATTTACCTTCCCAATATGAATAACAAATCGCAACCGCTTGTTCATTGTCCTTGCCTTCATTGATAAGGATGGGAACACAACGAGAGATGAACTCATCTTCACTCTCATTTGGATTGGGTTCAACAAACTCTTGGTTGAAAGCAAGAAAGTCCTTTTGTATCGCTGGAGATTCCACGAGAGAGACAAACTCAATCCCTGTCTCTTCGTCCCATTCGTTGATGTCTAATTTGTAAACTGGTAGTTTCATCGTATTCAAATAGCGTTATTTCACAACGGACACTCTTTTGGTGTTTCCGACTCTTGCTTGTGTGCGAGTTATGTCCCCTTCGGTCACAAATACTCTCTGCTCAAATCCGCTGACTTGTGGCAATGTAGATGATACTTGTGGTGCAGACATTTGTGGAAATCCTCCTCCTCCCATTTGTGATGGAGATGGTGCGGTTGTTGTTTGGAATTGTGTCTTTTTGATTTTTGCCAATTGTGCTACACCGAACAACGCTGCTGCCGTTGCTTGTAGAAATGGATATGCTGGAAATGCTGCGGTGATTGGTGATTCCTGTGCAGTTGTAAAAGCATTTTGAGTTCCTTCAATTGTTGACAATATGGTGGAAGCATATCGCATTGCCTTTCCTATTTGAAATGCTTTCCTTTGTGATTCTTCATCCTTACTTGCAAACGCATCAGCCAATTCAGTAATTGTGTTGAAATAATTGATTAGCGAATCAATCATTTCACTATGGTTCGCCTTAACTGCAAGAACAAATTTCTCCGCATCGGTGTATTGCTTTTGATATGTCTGCTCTTGTAATTTGACTTTTGTCTCTTCTCCAAACTTTACTTGCTCAACTTGCTTTTCAATTCCTCTTTCGGCATCTTTCAAATCCTTATCACGCAATTCTTGACGCTTGTAGTTGTAGATATTCTCAAGAACCAACAACGCTTCTTGGTTTTTGGCGTATTGTTTACGAGCATTCTCATACCATTGTTGTAATTGCAACAATTCCTTGTCCGCTTCATCCGCTTGAAGAAGACGCAATTCTTGATTTAGTGTGCGTACTGCATCAAGTTCTGCTTGTCTTTGTTGTCTTCTTTCTTTTGCTCGTTCGGCTTCGGCTTTTGATTTGGCTTGGTCTTTGGCTTCGTCCTCATCTTTAAGAGCTTTTATGTCCTTGTAAAGTTTAATCTCTCCATTGACCAATTGCTCCACCCTAAAAGCATTGTCTTTGAGTTCCTTTCTTAATCTTTTCTCACGGTCTTGGTCAGCATCAACATTGGAAAGCATCCGACCTTGCTCAATGATTTTGAGTTCTTTTTGGATTTGAAGATAGCGGTCATTTAATTTGTTTTGCTCCGCTTGTAGGTCATTTAATTCCGTTTGCTTACCCGCCAATTCACCTTCCAAAAGAACTTGCCTCTCACGATTCAACTCCTTCATACTTTGGTTGTACTTGTCTTGTTCGGCTTTGGCTTTTTTGGTTTCCTCGGATACCCCAAAGATGGCAAGACGAATGTCATCCCAATATGCTACAATAGAACCAAGAGCAACGACCAACAATCCAATTCCAGTTGAACCTATACCCGCTTTGATTGCTGCGAATGCTTTTTTTGCACCGCTGATTACATTGTTAAATATGGCAGTAAATTGTTGTTCAATCTTTCCAAGCCCCTCAAGACCTTCAGCCAATGCCATTGCACCTTGCAACTTAACCAATGTCTTTTGCAAGTCCTCGCTTTCATTTCCGAAGAGAGCCATTGCCCCTTGTGCTGCTTGAAATCCACGAGCAACACCTTGAACAACCGTATTGATTTGAGCAAACCTGTCAGGATTTACTGCTGCAACTCGGTCGTTGAAGTCATCCATTCGGTCACGAGCTTGTGCAAGTGCTTGTTCTGCCCTTATTGCTTCGGGAGAAAACTCGCCAAATGCCATCACCGCCTGTTGTGCTTGGACGGTTAATTCTCTAATCTCCGACTTCATTGACTTGAAGTCAGGTTTTTTGACCGTTAGGTCTATCGCTGCCGTTAGTGCCATATCTTATCCGTTACCTATTACAAAATAATTTGTTCCATCACACACAATCCATTTCTTCTCCCAATGGTTGTTGATGACCTCATCGTCTCCTCCGTTTATTGTTGCAGCAGTTGCCGTGTCAATCGTGATTGAATGTGCTGAATTTGTTTTGAGAAATACCCAATGCTTTCCGCTTAATCCTGACGGATCGGGCAAAGTGATGGTGAAGTTTCCAGCTGTCGCATCACATAGGAACAACCAATCGTCTTTGGTCACCGTTGTTGCCGTTGTTACCGTCTTAACTGCACCACCACTCAAGAAGGATGGATACATCTCATAATTTCCGAGATAGAGTGTGTCAGGTTTAGTGACTACAAAGTCATCACACAATATCGCAGCACTCCCATCCGTTCCATCTTGGAAGGTTGTGTTTTTGGAAACAACCGCAAATGTATCGGTGAGATTATTGTTCTGCACAATACCATCGCCCTGAATTATACCTCCTCCTCCTTGACTTACACCAACGGTCACACCTTTGATGCCGGGTTTGATTGGGATATTCCCACCGGGATAGATGTCGGATTCTGCATCGGTTTGACCAGCAGTTCCCGCACCGATTGTCTTTTGAACAATTGATGCTGGTTGGATAAATTGTGCCAACAGGAACTCGCAGAAATACACACCATCTTCAGCGGGGTTGTAATCGCTGATTTGATTTAATCTCCAATACTGACCTTCAAAGAAATACGCATCCGAGAATGACAAGTTCAGCCAATCCTTTGGAGTGATGCGGAAGTATGCTCTTAATATCTTGGAGTTTGATCCTGTAATCTCACTCAAGAAACGATAATAGTAATTGTTGACAAGGTTTGCATTGGTGTACTTATATCCCGCACCTACACCAATCTCTCTCGGCATTCCAAAAAGAATGTCATATGTCGGATTGCTGATTGAGTCCAAGTGAATAGTCAATGGTATTGAGAATTGATTTGTGTAGTTCAAACCAACACCCGCATATTGTGCGTAGAACTTCCAATTCACTCCACTCACAACACCACCAAAATACAATATCCGCAAGTCACCATCTTGATAGTTGGGCACATATGACAAGACAAAGTTCTTTTGGTTGTTGTACGAGTTTATTTGCGTAGGTGCAAAAGCAATTTGAATCTTTTTCTCATTCTTGATAAACTGGTTGTCAACCTTGTATGTGCGACTTCCGTATGTTGTTTGATACGATTCCTGATACAAGACATTCGCTTCATCCTTGCCCTCTTTGTATTGTAGGACATATGGGTTGGCTTCAAGTTCTCCCATAGGCACAATCTCAACAGGTTGAGAATAGTCCAGTTTAGCAGTCCAATCAACATTATCTCCAGTATAGAACTCATCTCGTGGAACGCATCGCAGATTCTTTGGATTGTCTTTGTCAGGTTCAATGTACAAATTGAACATCTTAACAAACGACATAAACATCTCGCTTTGCTTGACTTCGGAGTTTAGGAATGCAGAGAAGTCAACCGTCTCTCCAAGTCCGTATGTGTACGCTGATTG